TCTGGCTACGGCCTGCGCTGCACCCAGTGCTACCAAAGCTGGTGCAGGCAGGCTCCCGCCTACATCCCAAAGAAGGACTACGGGACAGACCCCAAGGGCTGGGCACGGCGCATCATTGACCGGCACAACGACGGCCAGGGAGTCTCCTCGATTGCTCTGAAGTTCGCCAACGAAGCTCTGGGGAACAGGCATGGACTATGAGCAGGCCAAGAAAATCCTCGACCAAGTCCGCTGTGGGTGTGGTGATGCCCATTCACCAGCCACCATCGACCGTGCCCTCTATGTCACCGGAGACCTTGCAGTTCATGAGGGAGAGCGAAGCACGGGAGTGGATTGCGAGGTATCGCAAGAAGACTGGAGAAGTCGGCTCCGCCTCCGCTCGATCTTGGTGGGAGGAAATGAAGGAAAAAATCGCCAAAGTCCGTGGCGAAGAGAGTTTGCGTTCCCTCTTAAAACTCATGGAGCAGGAACGTGCTAAGAGTCGAGCTTGATTTCCCCGCGCCGGAGTTGTTCCCAAACCGCAGCAAGGGCAAGCACTGGGCGACTCTGCACAAGCACAAGACCACGGCCAAGGAGTCGGCGTACTGGCAGACGCTTGCCGTCATGAAATCCATGCGCCCCCTCACCGCGCACGAGTTTTTTTTGACCATCACGTTTGAGATGCCTGACAAGCGCCACCGCGATGCCGACAACTGCCTTGCGGCAGCGAAGTCTGCTCTCGATGGGGTGGCAAGTGCGCTGGCTGTTGATGACAGAAGGTTCAACCCGCTAATAATTTTTCGCAAGCCTGGGGAAAAGCCAGGAAAGATGATCGTTCAAATTCAGGAGACAACATGATCGTACCGAAGTACACGAGGGGCAGCGCAATTCACCGGACGCTGGAATTGATTTGCATGGTGCCCAGCACCAAAGAGGAGATGAAGCTCAAGATCACCAAGGAGTCGATGCCACGGTTCCTTGAAGCCTGCATCAACCCCCTTTTGGCTGAAAAGTTTATCGTCAAGAAGGGCGATGTCTTTCACCCCACCGATGCGGGGCAGGCTCGCCTGGAGACGCTGGGCTTCACGAAGAAGCACCTGCCGCACCGCAAGAACAAGAACTGGATTGACAAAGTTGCCTACACCGGAGAGGAACTGACGATGAAGCCGATCCGCCCTGGCGCTGATGATCACGAGCGGTGCCCCAGCCTTGTTGGAGACACCCGGTACTGGAGAGATGGCCGCAAGGAGGTAAGCCATGAGTGAGAAGCTGATTGACCCGCAGGCAGCGGTGGACTACATGATCGCCAAGAGCGGAGAGTACGCAGAGGCGGAGGCCCACAAAATCTTCATGGAGGAGCTTCGCAAGACGATCAAGGCCGAAGAGATGAAGGCGGCAGAGTCTCGCGGCAACGGCGAATACAAGACCGCCGCGATGCAGGAGAGGGAGGCATACGCCAGCCCCCGCTACAAAACCCATCTGGAAGCCCTTAAACAAGCCGTAGAGCGCCGCGAGAGGCTTAGGTGGATGCTGATAGCTGCCCAGGCCCGAATCGAGGTCTGGCGGTCTCAGGAGGCCAGCAACCGGAACATCGAGCGGGCGACCCTGTGAACAACAGCCTGAGCAAAGCCGAGCGGGACTACGTCCAGATGGTCAAGGAGTTGCCCTGCTCGGTCTGCGACGAACCCGGCCCGAGTGACGCCCACCATGTCAAGCAGCACCGGCAGTACACCGTGGTGGCCCTGTGCAAGTCCTGCCACCAGGGGGCGTTGATGGGCTGGCACGGCCAGAAGCGGATGTGGGCGCTCAAGAAGATGGATGAGATCGATGCCCTGAACGTCACCGTCCAGCGTCTTTTTGCAAATACTAGGGTAAGCACCTAGAAAATAATTGAAAAAAGTTGTTGATGGGCCTTTAACGGTGTTAAGATTCGCTCACGGTCAACGAGACCGGAACGGTAACCCAAAGGAGTCCCATCATGAACGCAAACGACATCTCCCTGACCCAAGTTGACAAGCTGGGTCTTCTTCTCGCCCAGATCGCTGACCTGACCAAGCAGGCTGACGAGATCAAGGACAGCATCAAGGATGCAGCCACCGCCGGTGGCCCCTCCAGCGTCGAGGGCAACCTCTACAAAGCCACGGTGGTCGAGGCCAATCGCAAGGTCGTTGACTGGAAGGCCATCGCCAAGGTCTGCAACATCCCCGAGAGCGTGATTGCTGACAACACCAGCATCACCGCCGTGTTCAGCGTCAAGACCACCGCTCGCTGATCAGGGGGCCGCGATGAAAAAGCAAGCAAGCATCAATGCAATCGTGGCCTACGGGCCTGATGGCAAACAGCGCACGGTTGTCGAGTTGACCGACAAGGAGTATGCAGAGCTTGAGCGGGCCATGCAGTGGCCTGAAGACCTAGAGGCATACGACAGGCTCAACACGCCCATCTATGCAACGCTGGAAGGCTGGATCATTTAATTCAACGGGGGCTTCGGCCCCATCTCAGGGAAACCCCTTAGAAAATAATTGAAAAAAGTTGTTGGGCATCCTCAAACTCAGTTAAGATAGCGTCACTGCAACAAGCAGGAACGATAAGGAACAAATCATGAAATACATCGCAGAAATCGAAACCCGAGTCGCAGGCATCCCTTGCCTGATCGGCGTGATTGACTTCAGCCGGGTTCGCGGAAGCTACAGCTATCACGCTGCCAGCGACATGGACTACTACGGCTACACCGAGTCGGAGTGGGATGTGTGTGACAGCCGTGGCCGCAAGGCTCCCTGGCTGGAGCGCAAGCTCAACGACAAGATGATCAGCGAGATCGAAACCACCGTTGCCGAATATTTTGCCTAAAGGAGAAAATCATGGAATCCATTCACGTTAAAGCCAAGAACTACAGCAACATCTTTGTCGAAGGCGGCATGGGTGATGATGGCAAACGGGAAGTTTTTTTGTCTGTCCACATCATGGGCAGTCATTGTTCTACCCAAATGACCAAAGAGCAGGCGGTCAATCTGATCGAAGCTCTTCAAGCCGCCCTGGCTCATGAACAAGTCGTTTAACGAGCGCAAGCGGGACTTCTGGGAGTGGCACAAAGCCAACCCAGGAGTCTGGGCCTACTTCGAACGATTCAGCCTAGAGGCTGTTTCTAAGGGCCGCAAACAAATCAGTCACTGGCTGATCATCAATCGCATCCGTTGGGAGGTGAACATCATGACCACTGGCGGCGACTTCAAGATCAGCAACGATCACATCGCGTTCTATGCCCGCCTGTGGCGAGCGCGGTATCCCCAGCACAAAGACTTGTTTACCATTAAACGCATGATTGGAGAGCCTGAATGAAAGAGCCATTGGATTACTTGCGAAAGGCCGCTCCATTTTTGGCGCAACTACACAAGAAGCTGGAGGCCAAGCAGCCACAGTACGTTGCTCATGCCTGTGATGTGGTGCAGGCCGCTCGCAGGGCTGTAAAGTTTGTCATGCCTCCAAACGGGCAAATTTTTGACACCAAGCTCGAAGGGTTGCCAGACATTGTCAAGCTCCCATTTGATTTCATCATTATTGAGTACGAGTGCCCGAACGATGGCGGGCTTGCAACAAAGGTATTTGGTGAGGAGTCAACGCAGCCCGCGAGGAAGCGCATTGTTTACGCAGAGCAGCAAGAGGGCAGGATCATTGTTGCCTCCATTGTTGCCTTCCAAGATCGTGGCTTGGACTTTTGGCAGGTGCAGCCGTACTTTGCCTGTTTGATTCCAAAAGACGATCTGCCGTCAGATGCAGTGGTTGACGATATGCCTGGAATTCGGGGCAAAGCGGTTGATCAAGTGCGGGTTCAGTTCGTGGACATGGGCGGGGCAGCAGAACAATACTTTGGCGAGGACTGGGAGCGCCATGCTTATGTTGACATGGCCGACGAGACAAGCGCAGTTCTGTCATTGCTGGAGGCGCTGACTTGCAAAAACGTGGGGATGGAGTCCTTGCCCGTCAAAAAGAACAAAGGCGCTCAAGCGCGAGGCGCTTTGCCTTATGACGAGTATTACACCCTGATCGTCAACAGTAAGGCTCGCTCGCAAGATGATTTGGGTGGAACACATCGCTCTCCGAGAGAGCATTTGCGTCGAGGACATATTAGGCGCTTGCCAAGCGGTAACGTATGGGTGAACTCAACCATAGTTAATGCTGGTCATCACGGAAAGGTTCACAAAATGTATGAGGTGGCGGCATGAAGCCCAGCGTTGAAAAAAACATTCCCATCCCAAAGCGATGGCCTTTCGATGAGATGAAGGTGGGAGACAGCTTCTTGATCCCCGCCGATGTCAAGCGCGTGACGTTCAGTGTCGCAGCCAAGCGATGGGCGAATAAACATGGCGCGAAATTCACAACACGCAAGACGCCCGAGGGCTATCGGTGCTGGAGGACAGAATGAACATAGGCGACATCGTTCAGGTCAATCCTGAGAAAGAAATGTTTGGCGCTTGCATGGTGGTGGTCACCGAAGTCAAACCGTGGGGCGTCCAGGGCTATGTTCAATCTGCCGGTGTGCCAGGGCAGCAGTTCATTCGCCTGAAGACAGAAGACTTTGAGCATACGGGCGGCACCGCCGTCTGGATCAGGGGTGAAGAATGACCATCGAAGCAATGAAGCTGGCGCTGGATGCGTTGACGTATATCCATGCGGAAACAAGCACAGAAGAAGATGAGCTTATTGATAGAGCCATCACCGCCCTCCGCACCGCCATCGAGCAAGCAGAGAAGCAGGAGCCGTATGGGTATTTCCGATACGACATGAGGTTGGATGCTTGGGTGCAAAGCCGCGCAGACAAACGGGGTGTTGCCTTCTACACCACCCCACCCGCAGCACCTGTGGAGCCTGACCACGGCAATGAACTGACCATTGCTTACATGGGTGGAGTCCACCTAGGGAAAGAACTCGCAGCACAGCGGCAATGGGTTGGGCTGACGGACGCTGAGATCGAAGAGTGGGACTATGACGTACGAGATGTCGTGATGGACATCGAAAAGCTACTCAGGGAGAAGAACACATGACCCGCGAAGACACCATCCGCATGGCGCGGGAGGCTTTGGTTGTCCCGTTTTTTTTAAAAGAAACGAACGATGAAGCAATGGTTCGACTACAAGACTTCGCCGCCCTTGTCGCAGCAGCCGAGCGCAAGCGCCTTCGATCTGAACTCGACCAAATTAGGTGGATGGGTGCCGAAGTTGGATGGGACTTGGCTGTTGAGGCTATTCAAGACTGGCTGCAAGGAGAAGCAAAATCAGAACCTGTAAAAAATGTGGCCGATCATTCCACCGACTTGCGTTTGCCACTCGCACCGGGAGCATCTGTCGGTGGTGTAAATCAGAGCAGCGGAATGGTGCAACAAAAGGGGGAATCATGAACGACATCATCCGCATGGCGCGGGAAGCGGGGTGGCCGAGCGTGGCATTGGACAACTTGCCCGGAACCGAAGACATGCACCGGCTTGAACGCTTCGCCGCCCTTGTCCGTGCTGATGAGCGCAACCGCACATGGACGCAAGAGCATTGGACTGAGTATGAGCGCAGCATTGCAGTCGCCGAAACAGAGGAATGCGCGAAGGTGGCAGAAATTGCCGAGCCATATCAAGCCGCCGATTTAATCCGCGCAAGGGGACAAAGATGAGCATCTGGGAAATTCTTTTGCATGTGGCTGTTTTTGCCGTGTTGGTTTGGTGGGCAGCAAACGCCAACTTTTCGCCATGCGACGAATGTGACTTTGAGTGCCGCCAGGGACGCGATTGCAACAAAAAGCCATAAGGGTTTGACCCATAGTGGTGAGAACGAGTAAACTGGCCGTTAAAGGAGCCGTTTAACTCATGGACTCACCAAACCCCAAACCTCGCAAAAAAACGCCTCAAAACGCCGGGAAAGTGGCTGCACAAGCCATTGAGCAGGCCAAGGCGAGCGCAGAATCCGCGCCGCAAAAGAAAAAGACAGGCAGACCATCAAAGTACACCCCTGAGATCGCTCAGGAGATGTGCAATATGCTCGCTGATGGAATCCCTCTCAGAGAGATATGCAGACAAGAGGGATACCCAGCATGGAGAACCGTCTACGACTGGATGTATCAGGACGATGCTCTGGGGGAGAAGGGCGTCGGTCTTTCCGCAGCTATCGCCCGTGCCCGAGAGGTGGGCCAGGACGCCATTGCAGAGCAAATCTGGGTGGAGATCAATCAAGAGCCTGAGCGCATCCTCTCTGAAGGCGGTGGCCGCATTGATCCGGGTTACGTCCAGTGGCAAAAGGCAAAAGCTGAGATCGGCCTGAAACTTTTGGCAAAATGGAATCCAAAGCGTTACGGGGACAAGGTTCAGCTTGGTGGCGATCCGGGAAATCCGATACAAACACAAGTCGATGTAAGTCTTTTTGATACGCTGCTGACGACACTGGAAGCCCGCAGACAGGAAAAAATCAATGGCTGACCCCTTGGTCGAGCTATTGTCTGACCCCAAAACGCGCCAGCAATACGCCAAGCTCCCCGAGGAACAGCGCGAAGCCTTCGCTTGGCGGACGAAGTGGCTGTCAACGGCCCACGACCACCAGATACTCCCGCCTGGGGACTGGTGGACGATCTGGCTGCTGCTGGCCGGACGGGGAGCCGGGAAGACCCGCACCGCTGCCGAGCAGGTGGCATGGTGGGCATGGCAGGAGCCTGGGACACGCTGGCTCGTGGCCGCTCCCACTTCCGCTGACGTTCGCTCCACTTGCTTCGAGGGCGACTCGGGGCTGATGTCCGTCATCCCGCAGTGCCTGATCGCCGAGTACAACAAGGCGCTGCACGAACTCAAGCTGATTAACGGATCGCTGATCAAGGGCATCCCGGCCAGCGAGCCTGAGCGGTTCCGGGGGCCGCAGTTCCACGGGGCATGGTGTGATGAATTGGCCGCATGGGACTACCTTCAGGAAGCCTGGGATCAGATCATGTTCGGGGTGCGACTGGGCAAGAAGACCCGCATCCTCTGCACGACGACCCCAAAGCCCAAGGACTTGATCATCGAGCTTGTAGGACGGGACGGCGACGATGTCAAGCTGACGACCGCCTCGACTTACGCGAACCTTGCAAACCTTGCGCCCAGCTTCCAGAAGCAAATTCTTCAGTACGAGGGCACGAAGCTCGGACGCCAGGAGATTTACGCCGAGATCATCGACCCCGAAGAGTCGGGCATCGTCAAGCGGGAGATGATCAAGCTCTGGCCGACGGACAAAGAGTTCCCGAAGTTCGAGTACATCCTGCAATCGTACGACTGCGCCACCAGCGAGAAGACCGTCAACGATCCAACGGCAGCGGCGACCTGGGGCGTGTTCAAGCCCACCGACGGCCCGATGTCCGTTCTGCTGATCGACTGCTGGCAAGACCGGCTGCAATACCCCGACCTCCGCCCGAAGGTGCAGGACGAGTACGAGGTGGTGTACGGCGAGGGCAAGAACAGGAAGCGCGTTGACCTGATCCTGATCGAAGACAAGAGCGCAGGCATCTCGCTGATTCAAGACCTCCAGCGGGCGCATCTGCCGGTCAGGGCGTACAACCCAGGCGGGGCCGACAAGCTCCAGCGGCTGAACATCGTCTCGTCCCTGTTTGCCCGTGGCCGGGTCTGGATGCCAGAATCGAGCCAGCGGCCAGGATATGTCCGGGACTGGGCCGAGCCGCTCCTGAGCCAGCTTTGCTCATTCCCCGACACCACCCACGACGACTTCGTGGACGCCACGACCCAAGCCCTGCGGTTCCTCCGGGACGCAGGATTCATCGACATCGACGGAGACGCACCGGAGCCATATGATGAAGACGACTACATCGACTCAGGACAACAACGAAGGGTTAACCCCTACGCAGTATGACGCAAGGATCACGGTCTGCGAAGGGCGGCTTGAGTTCTCCCGCACGGAGGGGAACATCCTTATTTCGAGAGAGTACGCGCATAAAGTCCTTGACCATTGGTTTGACCGTTTGCGAGCGTCTCGGAATATGTCAAGTCAGGCCAAGCTGCTTTAACTGTGATATTGGCGAGGTGGACTTGACAAGCCCCAACGATTATGATTCGGGTCAGAAAGGCAACGGTCATGGCTGATAAATCTGCGAAAAAGTCACCGCTCGAAACCGCAGGCGGCGCATATGTTGGTTATCGCCGCGCCGGACGCCGTCCTGAGTCGCAGCAAGACCGCCAAGCGTCTGCGAATATCCCGGTGGCCGTCGCCCGTGGCTTCATCTCTGGAACGCTGGGGATGCCTGGGGACATCGAGTCCCTGGCCCGCCTGCCCTACGAACTGATCACCGGCAAGGAGTCACCGACCATCCTGCCGACCAGCGAGGACATCGAGAAGCGCCTGCCCTTTCGCGGCGCAAGCCAGACGCCTGTGGGCCAGTTCTTCACTGGTGCCAGCCAGTTGGCAGGAGGGGCATACACCGGCCCGCTGTCGGGTGCCAGGGCTGCTATGGCCGTGCCCAGGGCCGTCACGCGGGCAGGCAAGGACTTTGTCCAGGCATCAGGCCAATCGGTCTCCCCGCTGACCGTGTATCACGGCTCTCCGCACAAATTCGAGAAGTTCGACTCCAGCAAGATCGGCACGGGCGAGGGGGCGCAGGCTTACGGGCATGGGCTGTATTTGGCTGAATCGCCAGAGGTGGCAAAAGGGTATCAGTCAAGGCTATCTTCCGACCGTGGTTTTAGTTACAAAGGTAAAGCTGGTCTCACAAGAGCGGAAGTCCAGGATTTGGTGAATGCTGAGTTTGGCGGAGGTTATCTTGACGGCGTCACTCGCCCCTCGGGTGTTGCGGACTCCATCATTGACGACATGGTGCTGGGGACGCAAAGAAAGACCGGACAGCTTCCGAGACAATACAAAGAAGGTTCGGAGAGGGCAGAGCTTTACAAAAGGCTGAAAAACGAAATACATCACGCTGATCCCGGCTCCCTCTACACCGTAGACCTCCCCGACGAGAAGATCGCCCGGATGCTGGACTGGGACAAGCCTTTGAGCGAGCAGCCCGAGGTTATCAAGGCGCTCAAGGGAACGGACTATGAGGTCGGCATGAGCCAGAGGGAGGCCGAGAAGGTTGCTGATATGCGCCTGCGCCAAGAGGCCGATGAGTGGGCGGAGATGACCGGAGGTGATCCGGTTGACTACTCCAACAATGTTGACTGGGAGAAGTACGTCGATCAGGTTCGCAAGGAGTCTGGCAGCATCGACAGCAGCATCACCGGCAAAGACCTGCACCGCATGGTCATGCGCGACGAGGGGTATCGCCCTGACCTGTTCGACACTGAGAACTATCAGGTCGGCACCAGCGAAGCTATGCGGGGCTACGGCATCCCAGGCATCAAGTACCTCGATGCAACCAGCCGAGACGCAGGTAAGGGCACCCGCAACTTCGTTGTGTTCCCTGGTGAAGAGGACGCCCTGACCATCCTTGAGCGCAAGAAGGAAGGCGGCAAGGTCTCCATGTCTGACAACCCTGACGCCCAGATGATGGAGGTCATGGACAAGAAACTGGCCGGGGGCGGTCTGCTCAAGGGGCTGAAGACTGCGGCAAAGGCTGCGAAGGCCGAGCCATCCCTGCCGCTCAACCTGCCCAGGGCTGCGCCCAAGACGAAGGAAGAGATTCGTCCTGTCGCCCAGCGCATGGCCCAGCAGATGACGGGTGAGTTCGTTCGCCCCGATCCCAAGAAGTCGATCAACCCCGCTGGCAAGTCGCTCAAGCAGTTTCAGATGGAGCGGGAACTGTCGCACGACATCCGCCCGACCGAAGGCAGGACGCTGCTGCCGCAAGAGGTGGCTGACATCGAGAAGCAGTTGGGGATGCTCAAGATCGGCGTCTCTGGCGACACGACGATTGCCGACAAGACGCTGTACCGCGCTGGCCCTTATGAGCTTGACCTACCCTCACCGCAGTATGGCGGGCCGCTGTATGGCCTTGGTGGAGAGGGAGCCTGGGCATCGAACAACCCCGTGGCCGCTACGTTCCAGAAGCGGGTGCAGGAGCTTTCCCAGGCGAACAAGGACGCCCCGGTGCTGGGGCAGTTCTTGGCAATGGGGCCGCAGGGCAGCAACTTTGCCTTGCACTTTGCTGACGCCAACTTGCGGGCGATTGACCCCAGCAAGATGAACAAGCGGCAGATTGAGCAGTTCAACGAGTTGATCCGTAAGGGCAGTGAGAAGTCTGGCCCCCGCCCAGGCTTTCCCGGCATCGAGGACAAGGAGTCGGCGTACCTGCACTTCGCGTTCGATCCGGAACTGCGGAAGCACTTCAACGCGATGATGCAACTGCCCAAGTACACGGAGAAGCTGGGCCTGCCTGATGGCCGGGTGATCCTTCACGCCATCACTGAGCCTGAGCTTCGCAACACCGAGGTGCTGACATCGGGCCTGTCGCAGATGCGCCTTGACCCCAGCGTCAACCCCGCTGATCTGCTGATGTCGGCTCACCCGACGTACAGCCATGTCATCCCCAAGGTTCCTGAGTCGGCCATCAGCCGCACGAGATACCCTGTGCCTGCCGAGCTTGAGTTCCCTGATGTGGCGGAGTTCATCAAGAAAGAATACCGCCCGCGAGACGCCACTCGGGTGTATCAGACCGCAACGCCGCGCCAGATGGTTGACCCCCAGCACATCGATGAGATGAAGATGTACGAGGAGTTGATGAAGGAATACACCGGCAAGAAGGCTGGCGGTGAGATCAAAATGCAGGCTGGGGGTTTGGCAAAGCTGGCAAAGGCGCTCAAAGGAACGCAGGAAGTTTTGCCTGCTGCCGAGCGGGAAGCCAATCTTGCAAAGATGCTGGAGAGCAGCAAGGTCAAGGATCGGTTGTATCACGGCACTGGCGCAGACATCTCTGAGTTCAAGCCATCTGTCATCGGAGCTATGGGGCCGGGGACATATTTGACGAAGAATCCCAAGGTGGCATCTGAATATGGAAATGTTGTCAATCTCAGGCGCAGCACCAACCAGCCAAATGTTTTGCCTGTTTACGCCCAAATAAAGAACCCATTCGAAATTACCAGGGTCAATCGCTCGGGAAGCGAATTGTTCAATCGGTTTGACCCGTCTGGAAAGTTGACTGATGAGGAAGTTATTGAGCGCGTAAAAAAAGCTGGCTATGACGCGATTCATGCGCTTGAGGAAGGCGAGATCAATGTGCTTGACCCGCGCAAAATCAAGTCGGCTATCGGCAATCGCGGCACATATAACACGAGCAAGCCAGAAATCAACGAAGCGATTGGTGGCTTGATCAAGGTGAAGAACAAACGAAAGGCTAAGGCTTAACTATGGCAACGCAATTCCCCATCGAGCAGGAATATGGCCGCGAAGTCCCAGGCATTGGGAGCGAGGAAGAACAGGATATGCCCGAGGGCATGACGGAGAACGAGGACGGCTCAGTCGAGGTTGACATCGAGCTTGACGACTCCGAGATCGAGGAGCTTCCTGACGGCTCTGCTGTTGTCACGATGCCCGACAAGACCCGTGGCCCCTCGGAGGACGAAGACTTCTACGAGAACCTTGCCGACAGCGATGAGATCGACCCGTTCGATCTTGACCGCATTGCGATGCAGTACATCGAGTACATCGACAAGGACAAGGAAGCCCGCTCGCTGCGTGACAAGCAGTACGAGGAGGGCATCAAGCGCACCGGCATGGGCAACGATGCTCCTGGCGGCGCAAACTTCATGGGCGCATCGAAGGTTGTCCACCCCGTGATGGCCGAAGCCTGCGTGGACTTCGCATCCCGCGCCATCAAGGAACTGTTCCCGCCCAACGGCCCGACCCGCACGAAGATTCTGGGTGACGCCGACAAGTCCAAGCTGGAGATCGCAGAGCGCAAGCGCGACTACATGAACTGGCAGTTGACGGAGCAGATCGAAGAGTTCCGCGACGAGCAGGAGCAGATGCTCACCCAGCTTCCCCTGGGCGGCTCGCAGTTCATGAAGCTCTGGTACGACGAGGACAAGAAGCGCCCGTGCGCTGAGTTTGTCCCCATCGACAACATCATCCTGCCGTTCTCGGCTGCGAACTTCTACACCTCGCAGCGCGTGACTGAGCGCCAGGACATCACGCAGTGGGAATTCAACCGCCGTATCCAGCGCGGCCTGTACATCAACACCGATTACATCCGCGCATCGATGGAGCCGGAGGAGACCAAGGCGCAAAAGGCCAACGACAAAATCGAGGGGCGCAAGGACGACCCCGAGAACATCGACGGAAGCCGCACGGTCTACCACATCTACACATGGCTGGAGCTTGAGGGCGACTCCCGCTCTGAAGGCAAGATGGCCCCGTACATCTTGATGATCGACAACCTCGAACACAAGGTGATCGGCCTGTACCGCAACTGGGAAGAGGGCGACGAAACGATGACCAAGCTGGACTGGCTGGTCGAGTTCAAGTTCATCCCCTGGCGCGGAGCCTATGCCGTGGGCTTGCCGCACCTCATCGGAGGGCTTGCAGCGGGCCTTACAGGCGCTCTGAGGGCTTTGCTGGACTCTGCCCACATCAACAACGCCGCGACGATGCTCAAGCTCAAGGGCGCGAAGATCAGCGGCCAGAGTACGCAGGTCGAAGTCACCCAGGTGGCCGAGATTGAAGGCGCTCCGGGCGTGGATGACATCCGCAAGATTGCCATGCCCATGCCGTTCAACCCTCCGAGCGAGGTTTTGTTCAAGCTGATGGGCTTTTTGGAGCAGTCGGCCAAGGGTGTGGTGACCACGGCAGAGGAAAAGATCGCCGACATCACCAGCAACGCCCCTGTTGGCACCACCCAGGCGCTGATCGAGCAAGGCGCAGCCGTTTTCTCCGCGATTCACTCGCGTTTGCATGACGCCCAGGGCCGAGTTCTGAAGATTTTGGGCCGAATCAACCGCTGGTATCTCGATGAGCAGCGCAAAGGCGAGGTTGTCGCTGATCTGGACATCCGAAAAGACGATTTCAACCGCAACACGGACGTAATTCCGGTCTCTGACCCTGCAATCTTCTCTGAAACCCAGCGGATGGCTCAGATGCAGGCCGTCATGCAGTTGATGAAGGACAACCCTGACCTGTTTGAGCGCAAAGCGGTGATCGAACGCTTCCTTAAGCAGATCAAAGTGCCCGAAATCAACGAGTTGATGAAAGGTGTGCCCGATCCTGAAAAGCGCGATGCGGCCAACGAGAATGTGGCGATGGCACTTGGACAGGCTTCATACGCTTACATCGAGCAAGATCACCTTGCTCACCTGCAAAGCCACCTCGATTTCGCCAAAAACCCGGTGTTTGGTGCGAATCCGATGATTGCCCCGCAGTTCATCCCCAACGCAATTGAGCATATCAAGCAGCATTTGACGCTGTGGTATCTCAACCGCATGAACGGGTATGTGAACAAGGCCGCAAATGGCCGGATCAAGGACTACGACGACCCGTCAATGACCCCGCAGATCGACAAACTGTTTGCTGTTGCATCGCAGCACTTGCAGTTGGACAGCGAAGGGGTATTCAAAGCAATTCTGCCAATCACCCAGGCGATGGCCCAGGAGATGCAGAAGTACAAACCGCAGCCGCAGATGACGCCAGAGGCTATCGTGCTGGAAAAAACCAGCATGGCAGAAACTCAGCGCCGCGCAGCGCGGGATCAGGCAGACATCGAGCTTCAGAAGAAGAAGCAAGATGAAGATGTTTCGCTCAAGATGGAAGATTTGCAACTGCGCTTGGCGATTGCCGAGGGCGACAATGAAACCAAAGAGCGGATCGAAGCGGCTCGGCTCAACCGCGATGCGGCCAAGCTGAGATTGGAAGAAGGCAAAACCACAGGAGCAAACTATGGCTACCAGTAACCCGTACCACAACGAGGCCGTGCCCATGCACAAACGTATCGCCGCTGGCGAGAACCTTAACGGCCAATCCCTCAAATCCGGCGGTCAAACCCCCGCCAAACCCCAAGGAGGTCTGTCCCAGCAGAAGAAAAAATAATGGGTGCCATCTCTGACCTTATCGCCGGTATCAAAGCCTCACAGGGAGACATATCCCTTTCCTTGGCGCGTGGAAATGCGTCTACATGGGAGGCGTATCAGCGAATGGTCGGCCAATATCAGGGGCTTGAACAGGCTCTTGAGATTCTTAACAACATTCTGAAAGAACCAGATGAAGATGAATGAACCGGAAGTGGCTGACGCCGCTGAAATTGCTTGGGCTTTTCCGAGCGTAGAACCCGGTGCTAAACCTCTTGGTGGGCGTATCCTTGTGCAACTGCGCCGCACCAAAAAGAAAGCAACCAGCGCCGGGATTATTTTGGTCGAAGAGACCAAGGAAGCCGAGAAGTGGAACAACATGGTGGCAAAAGTCATCGAGATTGGCCCACTGGCATTCCGTCACCGCGAAAGCATGAACCCCTGGCCGGAAGGCGCATGGTGTTCCGTTGGTGATTACATTCGTGTCCCAAAGTGGGGCGGAGATCGTTGGGAAGTCAAAGTCCCTGGTGAAGAAGACTTTGAAGACTCGGCATTGTTCATGATCCTCAACGATCACGAAATCATCGCCAAAGTCACCGGCAGTCCGCTGGAAATGCGAGCTTTCATTTAAGAGGTAAAAAATGGCAACAGAAGATCAAGTTGACGAAAAGATCATGGTCAAGGAGGAGCAGGACGGCTCCGTAACCGTTGACCTTCCCGAGAGCATCCCTAGTCCTGACATGGACGAGGATGGCGGTGACGAACCTATGGCCGCTGGCGGCGCTGCCGACGAAGACGACCAAGACCGCGACGATGACACCGAGGCCATTCGCGCTGCCCGCAGGAACCGGCGCAAGGCCAAGAAGGAGTACATCAAGAAGACCAACGAGGAAAAAGACCAGCGCCTGATGATGCTCCAGCGTCAGAATCAGGAGTTGATGGAGAGGCTCTCCAACGTGGAGCGCAAGACCCATTCCGCTGATCTGGCCCGGTTGGACAAAGCCATCGAGGACAAGGAACTGCGGCTGCAATACGCCCGCATGAAGATGTCCGAAGCCACCTCTGCTGGTGATGGCGAGGCTTTCGCCAAAGCCCAGGAGATGTGGTACGAGACCCGGCGTGAAGTCGAGTCGATGAAATCCCTGAAGGACAACGCCGTTCGCTCGGCAAACGTCCAAAGCCCTGCCAACAGCCAAGAGTTGCAGCGTCAAGCCTCCAAATGGATGGAGCGCAATGACTGGTTTAGCCCGGAGGGCGGGGACGAGGATTCCGAGATCGCCAAAATCATTGACCAGAAGCTGGTTAAAGAAGGTTGGAATCCGGCATCTGAAGAATATTGGCAAGAGTTAGATAAACGCTTGCAAAAACGGTTGCCCCACCGTTACACTGATGACTATGACGAGAGAAATAGTCGTACTCGTAGACCAAGGAGCATTGTGACTGGTTCTGGACGCGAAGGAACAAACTCTAGCGGCGCACGAAATACCTTCGTGTTGGCCCCGGAGCAAGTTCGTGCCATCAAAGATGCGGGTTTGTGGGATAACCCCCAAAGTCGCAATCGGATGATCAAGCGTTACGCAGAGCAAGCCCGCTCACAAAATTCTGGTTATAGGAGCTAAAAATGACTGAATCTCGTCTGAAAAAATCCCTTTCTGCTGGTGGCCGCGAGGATCGGTCTTCACAAGACCAAAGCCGTCGCCCCGCAGAAGAACAGTTCATGTCAACGCAGGAACGCCTCACGGCGTGGAGCGATGAATGGACGCAATCGGCCCTGCCGAAACTGTCGGCCAATGCTATCCCCGGATGGCACTTGTGCTGGCTCTCCACCACCAATAGCTACGACAGCATCGACAAGAGAATGCGTCTTGGGTACGTTCCCGTGAAAGCGGATGAGTTGCCTGGGTTCGACAGTTTCCGTGTCAAAGCTGGTGAGCATACTGGGTTCATCTCTTGCAATGAGATGCTTCTGTTCAAGCTCCCGATGGAAATTTACCAAGCGGTTATGACCAAGTTTCACCACAATGCTCCTCAAGAAGAGGCGCAAAAAATTGAGGTGCAACTTGAAAACCTGCAAGGTCAAGCCCGCGATAGCTCGAATCGTCGCCTCATTCAAGTTGAGGGTGAAGGTTTTGGTCGGATCGACAAACAGCAACCAAACAGTGCCCCCGTTTTCGAGGGCTAACCAAGGAGTAATCATGAGTGCTACCTCTGCTCCGTTCGGTCTGCGTCCTGCGTTCCATCCCTCCGGCTTGGATCGCGCAGTTTCGCTGGCTGACGGCATCGCTTCGGCGTATTCGTCGAACATTCTCAAGGGTCAACCTGTCAAATTGGACACTGGCGGTACTATCGTCGTGGCCGCTGCTGGTGACTCTTTCCAAGGCGCGTTTTCTGGCGTTGAGTGGACTGATACCACTGGTCGCCGTCGCGTGTCCAACTACTGGCCTGCCAGCACTGCCTATCAAACAGGTTCGTGCATTGCCTACTACTACGCTGATCCTTTGATCGTGTATGAAGTTCAGGCGGCTGGCTCTTTGGCTCAAACTTCTGTTGGCGATCAGGCTGACCTGAGCAACACCACCGCTGGCTCTGCCACGACTGGTCTGTCTCAAGCCACTCTGTCCACCACTCTGGTTGGTGCTGGCAACACCGCCCAGATGAAGATTGTGGGCTTGGCTCCGTACCCCGACAATGCTTGGGGCGATGCGTTCACGATTGTTCGCGTTCAAATCAACAAGTCGCAAAATCAAGCGACTGTTGTTGCTGTTTAAAGGAGGGAGTGAAAAATGGCCGCTCCGATGCGTAGTACCGACTTTCGGTCAATTGTTGAACCCATTCTGAACGAGTGCTTTGATGGTGTATACGATCAACGTGCTGATGAATGGAGCCGAGTCTTCCGTCAACAGGAAGGCATCCCCCGCAACTACCACGAAGAACCTGTCCTGTACGGTTTTGGCGCTGCTCCCCAGCTTGCTGATGGCACCCCGGTGACCTATCAGCAGGGCGGTGTGCTGTTCCTCAAGCGTTATGTGTACAGCGTCTATGGTCTGGCGTTCGCGCTGACCAAAGTGCTGGTTGAGGACGGTGACCACATCCGCATTGGTCAGGTGTATGCAAAGCATCTGGCTCAATCGCTGATCGAGACCAAGGAAACCCTGTGCGCCAACGTGCTGAACAACGCCTTCACCGGCGGTGCTTTTGCTGGCGGCGACGGTGTTGCCCTGAACGCCTCCAACCACCCCATCGTTAACGGCACCTTCAGCAACCTGCTGACCACCGCCGCGAACCTGTCGCAGACCTCCTTGGAGCAAATGCTGATCCAGATTCGCCAAGCTGTGGACAACAACGGCAAGAAGATTCGTCTGGTTCCGAAGCAACTCGTCGTTGCTCCGGGCAACGTCTTCCAGGCCGAGGTGCTGCTGAAGTCCGTCCTCCGCGCTGGCAATGCCAACAACGACATCAACCCTGTGAAGTCGATTGGCCTGCTGGACGAAGGCGCTGCTGTGATCTCTCGTCTGACCTCGCCCACCGCATGGTGGGTGCAGACCGACGCTCCCGAGGGCATGAAGCTCTTGATGCGCCGTGGCCTGGAGAAGACGATGGAAGGCGACTTTGAAACTGACTCGATGCGCTACAAGGCCACCGAGCGTTACGATGTCGGCTTCACCGATCCTCGTGCGATGTACGGTACTCCCGGCGTCTAAACCTAAGCGGGGGCTTCGGCCCCCCTTTTCACAGGAAAACCAAATGTCAAATCTGCTCGTAACTCGTTTCCCCAATGGGGTAACCAATGTGGGAGAAGATTCGCCGTTTGCTGATCTGTCGATGCCGGTGCCCACCCTGTTTCACACTTACTTTGAAGACTTCGACTACTACGCAGCCGGAGATTGGACAGTAACTGAAACTCAGGCGGGCGCTACTCAGGCGTTGACGGACGGTGACGGCGGTCTCCTTCTGATCACCAACACAGCAGCGGACGACGACCTTGTGTCCTTGCAGAAGGTTGGCGAATCCTTTCGCTTTGCTACCGGCAAGAAACTGTTCTTTGAGGCTCGCTTCAAGGTCAGTGACGCAACCCAATCGGATTTCGTAGTCGGTCTGCAAATCACTGACACCACTCCGCTGGATGTCTCTGATGGCGTGTTTTTCATCAAGGCCGACGGCTCTACATCTGTGAGCTTGGTGGTCGAGAAGAACAACACCGCCACCACGACTACGTCTGTGGCTACCGTGGCAAATGACACTTTCATTCGCCTTGGCTTCTACTACGACGGGGCGTCGGCAATTGAATACTTCGTAAATGGCGTGACCCGAGGAACTTCGGTGACTACCAATTTGGTTGATGACGAAGACTTGACCCCGACCTTTGCGATCCAGAACGGCGAAGCTGTTGCCAAGACGATGACTATGGATTACATCTTCGTTGCGAAGGAGCGGTAATCATGGGTCAATTCAAACCAATGGTAAAGATGATGACCACCGAGCCATCGGTGGAACTCAAGCTGAAGACGGGCGGCAAGGTCGAGAAGAAAATGCAGATGGGTGGCTTGCCAAGCGCAGCCCCCGAAGCAATGCCTTCTGCCATGCCTGCTCGTGGCGGCATGATGCCTTCCAAGGCTCCCATGCGCCCGCCCTTGGCCGCTCGCCGCAGGGCGATGGCTGGTAAGGCAATGCCCGCAGCGATGCCCGCTGGTGTTCCGGCCCCTGCCTCTCCGATGCCTGCCATGAAAAAGGGCGGCAAAGCTGAGATGGAGTCGAAGTTCACCCACAAGGCTGAGATGTCGAAGATGAAGGGTCTTGAGAAAGAACTGAAGTCTCACGAGTCCAAGCCTGCCAGCAAGGCCCACAAGGGCCTGAAGACCGGCGGCATGGCTTGCGCTACTGGCGGTGTAGTCATGGGCCAGGGCGGCTTCAAAGCTGGCGGCATCATCAAGTCCACCAAGGGCGAGACCAAGATGGTCACCTCCAAAGTTGACCACTCTCCTGCCAAAACTGGCGGCGTGAAGATGGGCAACGATGGCGGCTATGCAACTGGTGGCGTAGCGAAGGCAAACGGTGGCGGCTACAAGAAAGGTGGCTCCGCAAAAAAAGCCTACGCTACGGGGGGGCTTGTTGATACAGGCAAGCCCGTAGCGATGCCCCAAGGCCGTAAAAAGCCATCTGCTCCCGTCAGCATCAATCAACTGTCCGGCACCTTTAAAAAAGGCGGGCAAGTGAAAAAGGCTGGCGGCGGCTCTGTTAGCGACACAGACAAGATGCTTGTTGACCTGTCAAAAGGCGCATACGACAAGAGCATTGGGCCGTCTGAGGAGGATATGGACATGGCAAAAGCCATTCGTTCCGTCCCCCGCAAACTGTTCCGTGGCGCGAAGAGCTTGCTTGGCATCAAGGATGAGCCTCCAAAGGGTTCAGTCACCGAGACTCAAAAGTCTGTAACTGTGACTCCTGCTAAGAAGCGTGGCGGCGCAGTGAAGTGCTGAAACAAGGTGGGGGCTTCGGCCCCCGCTTTTAATTGGAGAAAGAAATGGGAACTTATTCTTCCGCAACGCGCCAAGGTGCGTATGAGCCATTTGAACTGCAAGTAGCCCGTGGGCAAGTTGATGGTCACAATGCCTTGTTTAAATTTGGCATTAACGGTGATGTTGGTACATCTGTTGAAACAGTTTGGGCGCAAGGTGGAACATATGTGTATCCTGCCTCCGCAACTGTTATGAAAATTTCTAGTTCCAGCGCGGATGACGCAGCGGCTGGGACTGGCGCAAGAACTATTGAAATTTTTGGTCTTGATGCCAACTACAACAAGATCAGCGAAACGGTGACCTTGAACGGTCAAACCGCAGTTGACACAACTAACAGCTTTCTGCGAATTTTTCGTATGTATGTTGTTACTGCTGGTTCTGGCGCAACTGCCGCAGGTACTATTTACGCTGGTACTGGCAGTGTTACTTCTGGTGTGCCTGCAACCATTTACGGCATGATTACACTTACCGCAAACCAAACGCAGATGGCGTTTTGGACAGTGCCAGCCGGTTATACCTTCTATTTGACCGGAGTTTACTACTCATCTGCAAACTCAACCGCAAACGCATCTACCAACTTTCAGTTAATTGAACGCCCACTTGGCGGTGTGTTTAGAATACAAAGTTCTGCGCGCACTGCTGGTAACGGAGATTTCGTGCTTGATTTGCACACACCTATTTTCTTTCCTGAAAAAACAGACATTGAAATTAGGGCAGTTGCTTCAGCCGGGGCTTCTAATGTGTCTGCTGAGTTTGAGGGCATCTACATTAAGAACCCTGACTAATCATGCCAAGCAAATCACCTTCACAGCATAAATTGATGACGGCGGTTGCACACAATCCGGCGTTTGCCAAAAAAGTTGGTATACCGACCAAGGTTGGGAAGGAGTTTGTTCGCGCTGATAAAAAGATGGCCGATGGCGGCAACGTCAACGCTGCGGGCAATTACACAAAACCAGAGCTTCGCAAAAGAATTGTCTCGCAAGTAAAAGCCGCCGCCACCCAGGGCACTGGTGCAGGCGAATGGAGCGCAAGAAAGGCCCAGCTTGTGGCAAAAAAATACAAAGCCGCTGGTGGCGGCTACAGGGATTGAGATGAAGGCTCCGCAGCAATCGCTCAAAGATTGGGGCGCTCAGAAATGGCGCACAAAGTCTGGCAAACCGTCATCGAAGACGGGCGAGCGTTATCTGCCTGAGTCGGCAATCAAGGCTCTTAGTCCTGCTGAATACGCCGCAACAACGCGAGCCAAGCGGGCTGGAAAAGCGGCGGGCAAACAGTTTGTGAAACAGCCGCCAAAAATTGCGGCAAAAACAGCAAAGCACAGGTTTTGATCATGGCAAAAAAAAATCCTTCACTTGCAGTTGGCCGTGGCGAAAAATTGTCTGTCAAACAGGGCGCTGGTTTGACCGCCAAAGGCCGAGAGAAGTACAACCGTGAAACCGGATCAAATTTGAAGGCTCCACAGCCCCAAGGAGGTGCCCGCAGGGACTCCTTTTGCGCGAGAATGGGGTCTATTGCAGAGAAGAGCGAGAAGGGAAGCCGTTCTCGCGCTTCGATGAAACGATGGAACTGCCCAGGTTGGTGAGGTAAACAATGGCATACAGCGGAACAGTCGGAACCACGGTCGTCAATGTCCAGACGTTCATTGACCATGCCGCTCGCCGGTCGGGAAAGCTGGCCGAAGAACTGACCTCGGAGCAGGTTGCCAGCGCCCGCACCCTGCTTTTCTTCCTGTTGAGCAATTTGATCAATCAGGGCATCCAATATTGGGCCATCGAGAAGAAGGTTTACGGTCTGAACGTCGATCAGTACGAGTATTCGCTGCCCCTGGGTGGCGTTGACGTTTTGAACGCGCTGTATCGTCAAATGCAGCGCCCCACGGGGACGTATTCAGCCTCTTCCGGCGTTGCGGCAAACGCTTTTGACAACGACACCGAGACCAAGGACGTTCAATCCTCGCCCAACGGCAACATTTCCGTCAATTTTGGGTCTGGTAACGAGATTTACGCCGGTTCGATTGGCATTTTGCCGGGAACATCGGGCACTTTCCACATTTTGCTGGAGACATCTGCCGATGGCGTGACTTGGACGACCCTAGAAGACACCGGAGAGACGGTTTGGGTGGACAACCAGTGGTTCTGGTACGACATTGACCCAGGCGCAAGCAGGCAGTATTACAGGATGCGCGAGACGGGCGGCGCTACGCTGTCAGTTCGTGAGTTCTACGTTGGCACCATGAGCCGCGAGATCACGATGTCGCGCTTGAATCGGGACGATTACACGAACCTGCCGAACAAGAACTTCACCGCAAACCAGCCGTATCAGTTCTGGTTCAACCGCACGATCCCCCAGGCAACGATCAACCTGTGGCCGACGCCGAACAACGCTTTTATCCAAATGGTGGTGTGGTATTCGCGTCAGGTGATGGACGTTGGCGATCTGACCAACGAGCTTGAAATCCCGCAGCGGTGGTATCTGGCCGTTTTGGCAATGCTGTCGCATCAACTGGCGCTTGAGCTTCCGGGTGTTGACATCAATCGCGTGACCTACCTCGAAGGGCAGGCCGAGAAGTATTTCAACATGGCCGAGCAGGAAGAGCGCGACAAGTCCCCGATCTACTACGCTCCGAACATCAGCGTCTATACGAGGTGACCTATGCCCAGATTCCTCGACACGCTGGGCTTATCGGACATTGCAATCGCTGTGTGCGACCGATGCAAGATGAAGCGCACTCACGCATCAATGCGTTCAGACCCAAACTTTGCGGGTTTGCTTGTATGCTCTGAGGGCTGCGCTGATGAAAAAGACCCCTATCGGCTTCCCGCAAGGAAGACCGAGAGGATTACGATTCGTTTCCCACGACCGGATGTGCCTCTGAACGATCTGGACACACCAGCCCCAGATTACGGCGGCTTGTACGGCCCAGATTGACAGAGAGGCGCTAGATGGCCCAAACAGGCTTTACCCCATTACAGCTATACCATTCGACCACCGCAAGCGCCGCGCCCACCGCCGGAAATCTTGCGAATGGAGAACTGGCGCTCAATCTTTTTGACAAGAAGCTCTACGCCAAGAACAGTTCTGGCGTTGTGTTTTTGCTTGCCTCTGAAGCTGGCACTGCCGCCCTCGTGTCAAGCGTCAACGCTTCCGGCGGAACAACTGGCCTGACTTTCTCTGGTGGCCCCATCACAACCAGCGGAACTCTTACTCTGGCTGGGACTTTGGCAGTTGCAAACGGCGGAACTGGAGCAACCGACGGAGCAGGGGCTAGAACAAACCTGGGGCTTGGTTCGATTGCCACTCAGGACTCCAACAACGTCAGCATTACTGGCGGCGCAATTTCCAATATCACGTTGACGGGTGCGACGATCAATGGCTCGCTCAACACCCTGAGCAACATTGCAAATGCGTCTTTGGTCAACAGCGCGGTGACCATTGGCTCAGGATCGGTGTCGCTTGGCGGAACTCTGACAACGCTCACGGGCGTATCCATTAGTGGCTCAACGAACACGCTGACCAACATTGCCAACGCATCGCTGACCAATAGTTCGTTGACGATTGGAACGACCAGTGTTGCATTGGGCGCTACAAGCCTGACCTTGGGTGGCCTGACCTCCGTCGCGGTCACGCAAGACCCCGTATCTGCCCTGCAACTGACGACCAAGCAGTATGTTGACGCCTTGGTGGCTTCTGGCATTCACTTCCACGAGCCAGTGCGGGTGGAGGCAACAATCGCCCTAACCGCAACCTACAACAACGGCGCTTCGGGTGTTGGGGCAACGCTGACTAACGCAGGCACACAAGCCGCTTTGGTATTGGATGGTGTGACCCTTTCGGTCAGTGACCGTGTGCTGATCTAT